CACGGGCGTCGGTGCCGTGACAGGGGTGAACAAACGTTGGTAATCGAAAACCTGGGTCGCCAGGTACTTGATCGGGCCGGCGAAACGCTGAAACTCATTCTGGTCTGCAGTGATGCGTGTACGTTGCGACTGCGTGATGAGGAGCTGGTGTGGCTGATCTACAAACCAACTGCGTTCGACTTCGCTGAGATGGAGAAGCGACGCCCACATCTGAATGGTGTATGTGGTCGACAACGCCTTGATACGAATCGTCAGATCATGGTATTTGAGTGCGCACAGAGGGAATGCGCGTGACCAGTCTTGACAAAAGAAAAAGTGTAAAGGGTAAAATCCAGTCGGCGTTGCCTCGCGCTGCGACCACGTCGATGCCTCGAGCACCGGCCACACCTGCGACGAGTACACATAGTCTTGCGTGTCGACGAGCTGACCACCAATGACGAGCTCGACCGAATCGATGATTCCTGCCCATGAGTTCAAAGGCACAAGCTGTCCAGTCACCTTGTCGTGCGCCGTGAGATGACACGGCCCGAGGAGATCGCCGTATCTGTCAAAACGACACGATCCATCTGCATCAAAATTCATTTTTTTGAGTTCGGTACCAAATGGCACGCTGTGCCGATACACTGATCGAAAAAATGAAACTTGGGGGGTGCCTGAAAGCCACTCGTCCTGTGGCCCTTCGGCTAAGAGCTGCGCACCTCCGACGCTACTCATCTAGGTTTTAGCGAGATTTTAAGAAGAATACAAGACGGCACCCATACCGTTCTGGATACGGAGCACGTTATAGTTGACCGCGTAGATGTACGGAGACGCAGACATACCGGCAGCAGCCGTCGATCCAGACGTCGTGCCCTGCACGATGCTCTGCAGAGTGATGTTGGACGGCGTAATCAGACGGTAGGTGTCAATGCGCGAGAAGTTGAGGGTACCGGTCGGCTGCAGCTTGGACGTGTCCAGGCAGTACGGCACGATCGCCACGTTGGAGACGGCACCGCTGTACGGAGCGTAGCCGTTGGGCGTGTGGTAATACTGGTTGGCATCCACCCACGACAGCAGGGAACGAGACTCGCCAATGTCCGTGCCGTTCACCTGCGTCTTGAGCTGCAGAGAGGATGCGTTGGTCGCACTCATGGTGTACGCCTGGACGTAGTTGTTCGACTGGAACGCCAGGTACTTGACCGGGTGAGCAAAGGCCAACTCCATCACGGGGGCGTTCGGCACAAACTGACGCTGGACCTGGGTGATCAGCATATCCTGGGACGTCTTGGAGAAGTAGTCACGCTCGGTCTGATCCAGGTAGATGAAGTTGGTCCAGAGAATGTACTGCAGATTCTGGTAGGTGGTGGGCGTCAGAGACGTCGCACCGCTGAATGCGGTCGCGGTCAGGGTCGCCGCCCACGTGATGCGCAGCTCGACGTCGTGATACTGCAGAGCCACCAGGGGCAGAGCAGACTGCCAATCCTTGCAGAAGAAGAACTTGAGCGCCTGGAACGAGTTGTTGTTGAAGCCCGCCTGCGTCGGCGTGAGCACGCTGTCGTACTTGGGCAGCAGACGCTGGTTGGTGTTCGTCGCGCCGACAACCGGCTCAATGTTATTCATCCAGTAGGCGTCCTGCATGTCAATCACCTGGCCGCCAATCAGAAGCTCCACCTTGTCGATGACGCTCGCCCAGTTCAGCAGAGGGACCTGAGCACCGGTCGAGTCACGAGCAGTCAGGTACACGTAGGACATCAGATCACCCTTCTTCTCAAACCGAATCGTGGAAATGCCACCCGCGCTCGGCGTGCCCTGGATGAGCTGACGCTCGACCGAGTTGGCAAAGTGCGTGTACCGCTTGTACGTGGACCGGTAAAACGAAACCTCAGGCTTCCCCGTCAAGTATGCGTCCTGAGCGCCGATTGCAACGAGTTGAACAATGCCACCGCTCATTTAACAGAAGTCAACCTTTTTTTTTCACGCCTTTGCATAGTCCACAAAGGCCGGCTGAGCCAACGGGTTCTTTGCACGGACATCCTTCGCCAGATTAAAATCAATCTTGGCCTCACTGTTCCCCTTGAAGATGTTGTCCTTCTGGTACTGCGGCACGATGTAACGCTGACCGTGCGAACCATCCGCCGGCCGAATGGGCAAAGAGCTCGCCTCGAGACGGGTCGTCGTATTGGCGCCCACCATGCCGACGGCGTCTTGGCGAACGTTCATGTTGCCCGGGTTGCCTGCGCGATCGGGGTTGACACGGTTGTTGGTGCTGCGCGTCTGGCCGTTGTTCATGAGCGTGCTGTCGTAGCCCTGGCCGATCCTGAACTGCGCCGGGCCGTCACCCAGATTATCATCACGGTAGCCCGTCTCTTGACGGTTGGTCGTCCGACGAGTCTTCTGGAAGTCGGGACGTCCCTCTGGTGCTGTGAGGGCACCACCCTGCCCCTGACCACGGTTCTGAGCCGGATCACGGTGCCACGCCTTGCTGTCCTTGGCATGGTGGGTAATCTCACCCATCGTCGTCCCGCCATTCTTGATGAACGAGTTGGCGGGTCCTCCCCACGTGCCTGGGAGGGTTGACAGACGCTCCTCGTTCATGTTGGTCGGCTCGATACGGAAAAACTGCTGGAAACCACCGGCTGCTGCCGTGTTGGGATCGAGACCGAGACCGCGACCGACGTACACCTTTTCGGTCGGATTCAAGTTGTTCATCCTGTTTGTGACATTCTCGCGGTACGACACGTCATACACGGGCTGACCGAACGGAAAACGCTTGCCATTCTTGACGATATCGCCCATGTTTGGCACCGCCTCCTTCGATCGAAGACGCCAATCGGGATTTCCCGCAAACCCGCGACCAGTGTCGGGCGTCATGATCGTGTCGTCAAACACGGGGTCCTGGGACCGACGGAAGCTCTTGAGATCGAGCTCAACACGCGTAATCTTCTTGGGCGCGAGCATCGTAGGCACCTGCTGCTGTTCCTCCTTGGCATCGCTGATTTTCTTGCCCGAATAGACAAGACCGACAATCGCTGCCAGGGACAAAGGGTCCATATTACTTACAACTGCTATAAAAAATCTACTTCTTGCCGCCGTAACGCTGGGCAAAGGACTCGGTCTGGTACACGGCGTACGTGCTGATGGGATCGTTGAGCTGGACGCGAACCGGTTCATTCACCTCATACAGGGTCGGAAAGTCAAACTTCTCGGCCGTCCAGTACTTGTTGTTGCGCGAGCTCGTCTGGGAGCGAAGCGCATCGTCGGTCATGATCATGTCAACATAGTTTGTGTTGGAAGGACCCTTCCAGATTCCATCCTCGAGGACGACACCGTCAGTCTGAAGCCGAGGCATTCTTTCTAGGTGTGAACATTTTTAACGGTAGCCGCCACCGTTGCCGCCGCGCATCTGGACACGCTCCGGGAAACGAGCGTTCGGGTTGCCCTCTGGGTCGCACGCTCCGGGGGTGTCGCGGCACTGAGGCGCAAACGGACGACCATAGGCAGCCTGAGCAAATGCCGCCTGATCGTTGGGAATTGTGGTACTTGCCGTCGTGTAGAAGTTGCGGTCATAGTCACGCACCTTTTCAAACGGGTGAACAATGTCGAAATCCGTCTGAACCTCCTTGCGCACTGACGGGTACCACGCTGCTGGTGAACGGTCAGGGTTGGTCGAATACTCGCCCATCAGAATGTTGCCCATGGGGTTGTCGACGGTCGGCATGGTGTAGCCCTGGAGTCCCTTGGCAACATAGGCGGAACGAGCCCCCTCTGGGATCATGTTGTTGAAATAAAGACCATACAGAACGGCAAGCACGAGGCCACCGAGGAGCACAACGCGTGAATCGCGGCGAATCAGAAACAGAATCACGACGGCGTACACGATGAAGCGGGTCGTCGCTTCGACACGCTCCTTGGCCGTCTGGCGATCGGACGGCCAAAAGTCCATAAGTTTGTCTTGCTTGAACACTTCTTGGGCAATGTCCATATTGAATTACTCCGAGATCTTTTTCTCGCCCATGAGCCCTGCAAGACCACCCGAGCCCATGAGCTGAGACATGAGACCGGACATGTTCTTCATGAGCGCCTCCTCACCGGTGATGCCCTCCTCGGTCATCTGCTTGGCGCACTTTTCGGCGACGCTCTCAATCATGCTGAGCGTCTCGGCTGGGAGAGCACTGATGGTTGACGCCAAAATGTAGAGCGTCTGGAGGTACTTCCAGATTGCCTCCTTGGTCGAGGATGACAGATCATCACCCCAAATCTTGGCAATGTTCAGCTCGCTGAGCAGGGGTACGGAATCGGAATTCTCCTTGAAAAACGACTCATTCTTCTCCATCAGCTGGGAAGCAACCGGGCCGATCGACTTCATGAAGCTCTCGAGGACGGCACGGGGACGCGCCTTGCGAATCATGCTGAAAGATGCCTGGTACTTGACGAACGACTTCTCCTCGGGGAAGGTGAGTACGAGTTCGTCGAGGAACTGTTGCATCATGTCATTGAAAGCAGAAACGGTGGTCGCCATTAGGTATATGACGTCTGTTTACTTTAACTTGTTCTTAGCCAAGTCACGGAGAAAATAGAGGATGAAGGCGAGCATGATGATCCAAAAGATGATATTCATCAGTTTGGCAAACTTGCAGTACAGCGAATCATCCTCGGCTTTGCACTGAACGACCGAGCCGATACCACCGAAAATACCGGATCCGAGGATACCACCGTTGTTCGAGCGCGCCATGTATTATTCACTGCGATTTAAAAAGGGTCGTGCGAAATGGACTCCTTCGAACCCGCGCCCTGGGACACGATGAAATAGACGAGGAGACCGACCAGGAACGCAGGCTTGAAGTATGCAGAGTTTGGAAGCTTCTCCTTGTTCATGGACGCCTTGACGTGGATATATGCCAACGTCGCGGCGGCGGCAATGGCACCGGCACTCATAGGATCGCGAAAGTGGTGATCCATTTACTGTTGACTGGCATAATTTTTGAACCACTCGATCGTCTCGCGAAGACCAGTCTTCAGATCCTTCTCGGGCTGTGGAAACTCGCCGGGACCCGGCTTGGCAAACTTGCGCATTTGGCCGTCTGGTCCACCGACAAACTCGATGGGAATGCCGTACTCGCGTGCGATTGTTTTTGCGAGCTTTCGGATCGAATACTCTTGCTCGTTGCAGCACACAATCATGGGTGGTGGCTTCTCCGGCGACTCGACCGCCCATACGACGATACGTGCCAGATCGTCCGCGTGAATAAACTGTCGGAGCGCCCGACCCGTCCCCTTGACTTGAAGCGTCTTTCCATCCCTGGCGGCGATCCATGCGCGATGAATCAGCGCCGGGACGACGTGTCCATCCTCGAGCGAAAAGTTGTCGTGTGGGCCATACACGTTGGTCGGGATGAGTGACGTCACATGGGTTCCGGTCGTCTCGCGAATGATCCGGGCGTGAACTTCCGAGACGCGCTTTGCATAGGCATACCCCTCGTTTGACGGGTGTGGCGGACCCATGTGAAGCATCGCCGGAACGAGCTCAGGCTCTGACGTGTCGTCGGGGAAGATGCACGTCGAAAGCATCGTGACGACGCGAGGCACCTTGCGACGCGCCGCCTCACGCAAGACGAGCGTGTTCATGAGAACATTGTCCTCGAACATTTCCTGGCGCTTGTTCATATTCTTGAACATACCACCGACGTTCGCCGCCAAGTGGACGACGGCGTCAACCGGGCCGACTGCAGTGTACATATCGGTCACGTTCGCCTCACACGTGAGACTTCCGTACGTCTTGGAATCGACATAGGTCCAATCCGGGCGCAGTTTCTTGACGGCCGAG